GGTGAAGTAAGCGCTGGGAGTGTAACGAGCACAGGAGCGATAACGGGAGCGAGTGCGGCAATAACCGGTGAAGTAAGCGCTGGGAGTGTAACGAGCACAGGAGCGATAACGGGAGCGAGTGTTGTTATTGGTGGCAAGGATGTCGCAAGTATTTTGCTTGTAAATAACGCTGGCGCGCATAACGGCATCTTCCGTGGTAAAAGCCTGGGCGCGAGCGTAACCGCTGAGCAATGGACTGCAATTAAGGCAGGCACGTTTGACGATTTGTATATCGGTGACTACTGGACAATTAACGGCGTTGAATGGGTGATTGTTGCATTTGATTATTACTACAACACCGGCGATACTGCTTGTACCACGCACCATGTTGTTGTTATCCCGCGAGATATTTTGTATTCGGCACAGATGAATACAACCAACGTAACGACAGGCGCTTACGTTGGTAGCGCTATGTATACCACTAATTTGGCAAACGCAAAAACCACGATTACTAATGCTTTCGGCAGTGAACATATTTTAACCATACGTCAGCGCTTTCAAAATGCCGTTACAGCAGGCTATGAAAGCCACGGAGCGTGGTATGACGCAAGCGTGTGGTTGATGGCAGAAGCTAACGTATATGGCGGCAACATCTTTAAGAACGTTGACAACGGCACTGGCTGGCCGGACAATTACAGCATTGATAACCGCCAGTACCCGTATTTTAGCTTTGTTACGCCGAGTGAGAAAAGAGAAACATATTGGCTAAGAGATGTGGCGCCTGTGACGGACTTCACGCACGTGGGCGAAGGCGGCAGTTGCGGCACGTTCGCCGCCTCCAATAGTGATGGCATGCGCCCCGCTTTTTGTATCAAATAATTTAATAGGGGGTATAATATGTTACTTTATGAATTTGACCCGGCAACCGGCAAATACATTGGCAGCCACGAAGCACAATTAGACGAATGGCAGACGCAGATAAAAGGCAGCCCGGCTTACATGGGCGAGGCAAACTGCGTATGGGAAGCGCCGCCTGCGCAGGAAGGCTACACTGCATATATGAAAAACGGCGAATGGGTGCTTAAAGCTAATCCGAAGCTGGACGAGCTGAAAGCAGACAAGCTGGCGGAAATTGACGCATGGACGGCGTCGAAAATTACTGGCGGCTTTGTTTCTAATGCCAGCGGCGAGGCTGTAACGTATGACAGCGACAAGGACACGCAGCTGACGATGCAGGGTATTGCACTGAACGTAAATACAGAGCTTTTTGCCGAAAAATACCCGGACGGCTGCCCGGTTAGAGGCTGCCCGGAAGGCAGCGACACAAAGCAAATTTATATGCTGACACCGGAGCAGGTAATGCAATGGCAGGCAGACTTGTCTATACACATTGGTAATTGCAAACAGGCAGGATGGGCGAAACAGGCAGAGGTAGCAGATGCAAAAAGCAAAGAGGATTTAGACGCTATTATTTTAGAAACCAACCCGGACATTATTACTATACTTTAACAGTATAAAGGCGGTGCAAAATGGAATTAGAAATAATGACGGCGCTTTTTAGCGCAGCAACTTTTTGTTGTGTTTGGCTTTTTAGCAGGCCGCAAAAGGTGGAAATGCGGGCAATCAGAGAAAAGATGGAAGCCGATGCCGAAACGTCGCATATTAGCTTGAACCGCAATAGCGAAGCGATTGAAAAGCTGACGCAAGAGTTGCAAGAAAGTCGCGAGGACAGAGCAAAAATGAACGCTGAAATTAAAACACTGTTTAATAGCATTAAAGCTATTAAAACAGATGTTGAACATTTGCAACAAAATATGTTAGCTTGCCGCCGGGGTGACAATTAATGCTTGAAAAAATAAAAGATTACATCGGCACATTCGCTGCCGACGCTAAAGCAAAACTGAATAATATGCAAAAGCCGATACAGTGGATTGTTATCGGCTATTTTTTAATTGTGCTTGTTTTGGTGATTACCTATTATGCAGCGTGGCTTTATTTATGGCAGGGCGATAAAGCTGCCCTGCCTGACCTTTTAGCAATTATAAAAGAAATGATTGGCCCGGCGATGATAGGCTTTGTTACCTTTATCGGCGGCTGCTTTGTTGATTTGAACAACAACGGCGTGCCGGATAGGCTGGAAGATAACAATAAACTGGGAGGTGGGCGCAGGTGAAGTGGATTTTTCAAGCGGCGCTTGAAGTGTTGGCGACTATTATAGCTTACCTCACGAACTGGTTTGTTATTCTATTTGCGGACGAGTGTGGGCAGCTGCCAAAGTGCTTGAAGTGGTGGCAGACATACGATAACCCGCTGGACGTTGAATGGATGGTGACAGAGGGCGTTGTGCCGAAGTTTGCACGGTATGACTTTAAGCGTCATTATGAATACCACTATGAGGACAAGGGTAACAATCATATGAAGCCGGGGTATGTTAAACTTTTAGACCCAAACTTTACGCTTTGGGAGCGATTTCAAAGATATGTGTGTAGACTTTATTGGATTTACAGGAATAGTAATTATGGCTTCAGCTACTACGTGAATGGCAGGACGGTTGACGGCAAAGACAATGTGATACTGCTGGATATCAATGAGCCAAATAATCGCCAGTTTAAAAGCATTGTAAAGGACGGTAACTGGTGGAGTGCAACATGGTGCTATTACTATGAAAAACCGTACTGTCAATGGTTTAAATTAAGGGTATATCTTGGCTGGAAATTAAAAAGCGTATATGCGGGTAAACAGCGCCATATGTTGGCGCTGTTTTTTAACCCGTTTAGGAAGGTGGACTGAAAATGCAAAAAAGAATAACTTTTGAAGAACTGCGAGCCATGGCTCGTGCTGCAAAAAACAAAATCGACCATATTTATTTACACTGGACTGCCGGAGGCTATCATCAATTTTATGATGATTATCACTTAAACATCGACAATGATGGTGCTATTATTTGTACCTGCGATGATTTTACAGAATTAAAAAGTCATACTTGGCGACGGAACAGTGACGCTATCGGCATTGCACTTTGTTGCTGCGCAGGAGCACAAGCATATGCAGGCGGAGTTATTGATTTTGGCGATTATCCGCCAACCGCTGAACAAATTGATACAGCGGCACGCGTCGTGGCTATTTTATGCGAAGAAATTGGGTTGGGCATTAACCAACAAACTGTAATGACACACTGCGAGGCTGCGGAAATTGACGATTATGGACCGAGTACAACCTGCGAGCGCTGGGATTTATGGTTCTTGCCTGATGTTCCAGGCAACGGAGAGTTGAAACCCGGCGGCGGTGTTATTCGCGGCAAAGCAATCTGGTGGCAGCAAAACGGAGTTTAACCCCGTCGAATTCGACCAGTTTAACTAATCGAAAAATTCGAGTGGTTGAAAACGAGGTGAGAGCTATGGTAACAGCAAGTTAAATTGCAAAAACAGCAAATTTTGCAAACTGCATTTATGTAATTGGCAAAAACCGGTAATTTTGCAAAGTATACTTATAATTTTTACCGGTATTTTTGAAAGTTTGGAGGTGAAAATCATGCAAACCATTAAAACAATTGTTGCTGACAAGTATTTTTGGCTGGGCGTGCTGTTAGGCTTTGCCTGCGGCACGCTGCACCATAATTTTGGACTGTAATAAAAAATAACCGCCTTTATATTTGACGTATACGCTTGTTTTAAAAATCAACGCTTATGATTTTATGCGAAGGTTTATAAAACGGCTTACACGCCAAATATGGCGGCAATAACGCTAAAGTTTTTAATAATGTGCGTTTTTAGCAATATAAAAACCATTTTTGCCGATGTTGGCAAAGTGATGTGAGGAGGAATAACAATGCAGGAAAAAGCAAGACAAATCGTTGTAGATTATTTTAATAGCCACGTAGATAAAACCGACGGCGTGCAAATTAGTATTGATGATGTGTTTGTTGTTTGGTTTTGTAAAACATTGCAAAACTGGAAAGCACTTTTAAGCACTAAAGTCCCGGACGGCGTTTATTATGAAATTACCCACAACGGCGACAGAAACGAAACTTACGTTGACGTATACAAAAAGTGGGAAAACCTTTGTGTAAAAGATTGAGGCTGAATTATGGACAAGAAAAAACAAAAATTATGTATGCTTGTTGCACTTTTGGCGATTTATGTAGTAGCAACGTATTATTCATTCGAGGTTGATAACGCCGTTTTAGCAGTAGCGTTACAACTCTTGACCAACATTGCAAGCGCCGGAATCGGTGCGTTGATGATGTTTGCTTATATTTTCATCAGTAAGTTGCCACATTAAGGGGAAGCTATGAATGAAAACACTACTAAAAGCAGAAATTATATTATTGCTGGCGTGTTTGTTATACTGCTTTGCGCCCTTGCGCTGCGAAGCTGCGGAATACAGGATAACGGAAGCAGAGTTGACGAGGTTAGAAACCAACTTGACGCAGCTGGAAGCAATCAACAAACAATCACAGCAGGAATCGAAAATGCTGCGGAAACAGCTGGCAGAAGCGAAGAAGCAATTAACAATGCTGACGCAGCAGCTGAACGAATTGAAAGCGGACAGCGAGAAGCAGCAGCAATTATTGCAGACTGCCAATCAATCGTTAGAACAGTACGCGCAAGAGGAAAAAGCGAAACAGCGCAACCTTAAACGGCAGAGAAACATTGCCTATATTATTGCAGCGGGCTTGCTGTATGCTGCTGTAAAATGATATAATTTAAGAAAATTATATTATGAGGTGTACCGTTATGGAAAACGAAAAAGATAGAGATGCCATTGTTACTATGTGCTTAACCGGTTATAGAGATACCATAAAAAAACTTACCTATGCTTTAATTACTATTGCTGTATGTTGGCTTTGTACAGTGGGGGGTTCTTATGGTACTTGTCGGGGTACGAAGTGCAAGTTAGCAGCAAGCTTTTTTAAAACTTCTGTTCCGGGGTCGCGAGTACCATTTTCCCATTGAGAAATCATATTTTGAGAATATCCTATTTGAGCCGCAAGTTCTTTTTGTGAGATTTTTTATTGTTTCTTAATTCGGCTAAACGCATATATGCTCACCTCTATTTATAATTGCCTCTAATTGAAACAAATAAGTCAATAAAGGAATAAAAATATAGTATATAGGTGTTGACAATTGAGATAAATGCTGTATAATAATAGTAAATAGAAATATAGCGAATAACTATCAAAAAAGGAGGTGAATATAGATGCGTGAATGGCTTAAAAATTTGCGCAAGCAAAACAACATAACTCAAAGCGACATGGCTGATTTACTTGGCATATCCCAAAATCATTACAGCAATATCGAAAATGGAGCACGCGCACCGCGTTTAACTTTGCTGTTTGCGTCGCAAATTTCCGATATTTTCGATATTCCGTTATCTAAAATACGCAACTATGAAGAAGCTTTGCAAAAATAAAGCCCGCTTGCGGGCAAGGGGGGTGAAAACATGCGAACTAAAGTTATGAGGCCGCAGGATATAAAAAAATACTGCAACATAAACCCGCAAGCGATACGCGAAGGGTTGAAGGCAGGAAAGCTGGATATTGGTTTTGCGGTAAAAAAAGAGGGCAGCAGCCGCTGGGCATACTTTATTATACCGGAACGGTTTTTTAAGTATATCGGGCAGCCGGTGCCACCGGAATGGGAGGTGACAGCATGAATGTGAAAGGCTTTTTGTATACCGTGGCAATGTTGTTTGCGCTGGCGTTTGTAGTTTGGCACCCATACTATGTGCGTTCGCAAATGGAACGAGTGCGAGTGCCGGTGACAATTTACACAGGAGATACGCTGTACTCAATTTGTTGGAAGCTGATTGATAAATACGGCGACCCGCGCGACATTGACGAGGTTGTATGGTATGCGGCAAAACAAAACGGTTTAGAGTATACGGGCTTGCAGCCCGGGCAAAAAATTTATGTTGAAGTTTTGCTGGGAGCAAGCGCAGAAAATGAAAGCCGCTGATGTATTGGACGGTACACCAGCGGCTTGAGTGGAGATTATTTTTGGAGAATAATAAACAGACTTCAAAACTCTCCACCCCTATTGTATCAAAAAATAGGAGGTAGAACAAGTGGGCATAAATGCTTTTGCAACCGAGGTATATACCGAAGGCTACAGCAAAAAATTCAGAACAAACTTAAATAGCTGGTTCAAAAAATGCCCTGTTTGTGGCAAAGAATTTCACGTTGCAAACGAACGTGAATATCCGCTTAAAGCATACACAAAAAAAGGTTCGTTTGTGTACTTTGAAAAGCCAAGCTGCCTTTATAAGTACCAAGCGAAATTGGAAATGAAAATCAAACGCCGCAAACATATCAGTGCCGAAGCATTGACACGGTACGAACAAAGGCGAATGGAAAAAATCGAAAAATACGGCAAGCCATTTTGGCAAGACTGGCAGAACGGTATGACGATGAAAAAAATCGCTGAAAAATATCAATGCCCGTTAAGGTTTGTCTATCGTTGGATACAAGCATATAGAGAGGTAACAGCATTATGAAAAAACAGATGAAAGACGAAGCAGAAATGCTAATCAGACATCAAATAGAACTTTTGCAACATGAGTATAAAAGATTAGATGTTTTGAACAGCAGCGAGATTAGCAGACTGCTAACGAGAACCTTAAATTTTTACGTTGAAATGCAGGGTATAGGTTATGCGCTTGCAAGAGCAGAGGTGTTTGATAATGTGGACAGCGCAAATGCTTGAGGGCATAAAGCAGAACAAAAACCGTATGCTGATAGCTATGGAAATTGGCGTGCCGGTACACAACATCAGCAAAGAAGCCCTGCGGATGATTTATAGCCACGAGTACCGCAAAGCCGGTATAACGGACAGGCAATTTGCAATGTGGTTTGACGCAAGTTTGATTGGCTTGCAGACGGTTGACGGCGAGCCTGCAACGGAACGTACAGAGCCGGACGAAGAACACGTTGATATGCTGTTACGCCGCATATACAGCGAGCCGGTGAAAGAGTACAACCTTGACCGCATTAAAAGCGAACAGAGCAAAATTAAAGTTAAAAGCTGCTTTAATTGCAAAATGTATGGCACGTTTGTATGTAGCCATTATAACAATAACGATAACGGAACATATGCAATCGTTTGTAAGAATTACAGGAGGTAACTATGGCAGATAAAGTAATTCCGCTGTTAAAGCCTCAGGACGTTGACTGCCGCATACAGCAGATAACAGGCAATGACCAAAAAGGATATGGCGCGATTTTGCTGTTATACAAAAACGCCCGTGTTGATATGAAAATCCTTGACGAAGTGTTCGGTGCAACGAATTGGCAGCGTGAACACGAGATGATAAACGGGCAGCTTTTTTGCAGCGTACTGATTTGGGACGATGACAAAAAGCAGTGGATAAAAAAACAGGACGTTGGCACGGAAAGCCAAACGGAAGCCGAAAAGGGCAGAGCCAGTGACAGTTTTAAACGCGCCTGCTTTAATGTGGGTATTGGCAGGGAACTTTACAACGCGCCGTTTATTTATATCAAATTGGACGCGGGAGAGGTAAGAAAAAACAGTAAAGGCAAGCCTACAACCTATACCCGGTTTAATGTAACTGAAATGGAATACAGTCGAGAAAAAGAGTGCTTTACAAAACTGGTTATTTGCGACGAAAAGGGCAGACAGCGTTATAGCCTTGGCGGAAGCAAAGCAGAAAAGCCGGCTGAAAAACCTGCACAGACGAGTGAAAACCGTTGTGTACGGATAGAAAACAATGAAACCTATGTACTTACCCGCGCAGGAATGAAAAAGCCGTCAGAGTTAAACATGGCGACATTACAGCAAATGCTGACGGATAAACGTTATGAAGCGGCACATTTTGTTGTACAGCTTGCTATTAACGATTTAGAAGCAAGGCAGACGGCATGATGTACTACACGCACTGCCAAAACTGCGGCAGAAAATTAACCAGCACTGCCAGTCAAATGCGAGGCTACGGCTGGGAATGTTGGAGAAAAATACAGGACGAAGCACCGGGGTTATTTGATGATGATACAGAAAACGAAGCAGATACGGTTAAAGGGCAAAGCATTAGCAGACCTTGTAAAAGAAGTGTTCGAGCGCGACAGGCATTGTTGTGTAGTCTGCCGCAGGTGGGTAGAAGATGGCGTAAAGCCGCACCATGCCTATCCGGGGTATGGCAGAAAAAGCGACGAATTGGGGCAAATGGTTTTACTATGTTACGAATGCCATCAAGCCGTACATTTTGGCAAAAACAGTGCTGAAATAACTGCTAAAATTCGTGAATATTTGCGAGGTATAAACAATGTTTAAGCATAAAAATTATGACGGTTTAATTGGAAAGAAATTCGGTAGATTAACCGTTTTAAAAATTATTTACGAAAAACAAAGTAAATGTTTATGTCAATGCGAGTGTGGAAATCAAATCATATGTTTGGTTACAAACTTGAATAATGGCAACACAAAAAGTTGTGGATGTATTAACAAAGAAAGAATAGCTGCGCAAGGTCGAGCTTCGGCAACACACCACTTGTCAGAAGACCCAATATACCGTAAATGGATTTATATCAGAAAACGTTGTAATAATCCGAATGCGTCAGATTATGAAAATTACGGCGGACGAGGCATAAAAATGTGCCAAGAGTGGGAAAACGATTTTATGGCATTTTATAAATACGTTAAGCCTATGTTTAAAGAAAATTTACAAATCGACAGAATAGATAACAACAAAGGTTATGAACCGGGCAATATACGTTTTGTAGATGCTAAAACAAATAATAGTAATAGACGTACGACAATAAAGTATAAAGATGGCACTTTATATGATTATTGTCGAGAAAATGGACTTAATTATTTTTTTGGTATGGGGCAGGATTAAACGCGGTTGGAATATTGACAGAGCTATTAACGAGCCTGTTGATATGCGTTATTCTCATAGAAAAAAGGCGAGTGTATGAAGTTTGATTGTAAGCAGATAAACATCTTTGGCAAACTATTACAGATACCATTGCCAGAAAACGTACTGACAAGCGCAGAAACGCTTTTACAGGCGATTAAAGACGGTAAGGAAGTAACGGTAGAGGTTAAGGTAAAAAGACGGCACAGAAGCCTTGACGCAAATGCGGTGCTTTGGGCGATGCTTGGTGATATGGCTGCCGTACTGCATACATCAAAAGACGAACTGTACCTGCAAATGCTTGAACGTTATGGAGTGTTTACCCACGTAATTGTAAAGCCGAATGTTGTTGAAAGGGTAAAAGCAGAATGGCGAACGGTGAGAGTGTTAGGCGAAGTTACCGTTAATGGGCAGACCGGCATACAGTTACGGTGTTACTTCGGCAGCAGCACCTATAACAGCAAAGAGTTTAGCGTGCTGCTGGACGGAGTAATAAGCGAAGCCAAAGAGATTGGCATTGAATATATCAGCGAAGCCGATAAGGCACTGATGTTATCAGAATGGGGTGCAAAGAATGAACAAACACGATAAATTGACCTGTTGTTTAAATAATAAAAACTTATCTTTGAAAGCTAAAGGTTTATATGCTTTTTGTATTTTTGCAGATACAGAAAGTTTTACCGTTCAGAAGTTAGCTAATGACACCAACACTGGAGAAACCGCTGTTGCAAGTGCAATTAAAGAACTTGAAAACGCTGGTTATTTAGAACGTGTTAGGGTAAGAGATGATACCGGGAAATTAAGAAATATCGTTTATAAATTTTAACGAGGTATAAACATGGAACACAGCTTTGATATAAACATTGCAAAAGAATATGGAATAACAGAAGCTATCTTGCTGAAAAATATTTATTTTTGGGTAAAGAAAAATGCTTTAAATAAAACCAATGCGCAGGATGGGCGTTATTGGACATTTAACAGCGTTAAAGCTTTTAGCGGCTTTTTCCCATATCTTAACGAACGGCAGATTAAATATGCTTTAAAAAAATTAAAAGATTGTGGGCTTATTATAACTGGCGTTTATAACAGCGACAAAAGGCTTAGGACTTTGTGGTATACCCTTTCGGATGAAGCCTTAATTTTATTGGGCGAGAACCCAGAAGATTTTGTGGCAAAAGATGTGTCTGATGATAGTACAGAGCAGCCAGATAAGCCTGACAAAAATGTTAAATGCAAAGAACAAAACTGCACCATTGAATTAGACAAAAATGTACAAGCAGATAGTGCAAAATTGTCTGACACATTGGACAAAAATGTACAAGCAGATAGTGCAAAATTGTCTGACACATTAGACAAAAATGTACAAGCAGATAGTGCAAAATTGTCTGACACATTGGACAAAAATGTCAAATGTACATATACAGATATAAACACAGATATAAACGCAGATAGTAATATAACCGCGCGCGCGCGTAAGGAGAACTCCGAAAACGCCGCAAACAAAATTGCTTACGCTGATGATGTACTGTTGACCGAAACGGAATACAGCGCTTTGATTGCAAAGCTGGGCAGTAAACAAGCTGCTGATGAGTGCATAGAGATATTAAGCAATTACAAAGGCGCTACCGGCAGGAAGTACAAGAGCGACTATAAGGCGATTTTAAACTGGGTGGTAGATAAGTACCGCGAACGGCACAAAACGCCAACGAGAGCGCAGCCAGGCACGCAGAATGACCCTGTAAGTGCAGCGGCAAGGGTTAAAGCATTACTGGCAGCACGGCAGCAAAGGAGTGAGAGCAATGCCAACGGATACAGCAGCTGATGTTATTGCCTTACTGTTTACTGCATACGGCAAGGCAGACGATATTAACAGGCAGGCAGTGTATGTTACAGCACTTGCCAATATTCCACCGGAAGCATTACTGGCAGCCTGCAATGTGCTGATTGCTGACAAAACGTTTCTGCCGAGCATTGCGGAGATTATAGCAGCAGCTAAAACGATATGCACGGATGAAAGCCAAATGCCGGTGCCGTGGAGTGCAGCGTGGGCGGAAATACAGAAGCAAATGCACGATGCGTTTGTGTATAAAAAGCCGGTGTTCAGCCATCCGGAAATAGAGCAGGCGGCAATGCGCTTTGGTTGGATGAACCTTTGCACAGCACTTGTGGAAGATATGCCGACCATCCACGCACAGGTACGCAGGACTTACGAGGACATCTGCAACAGAACGGAAGAACAGCGCAAATATGGACTTTTAGCGCGGAATGATGTTGCCGGGTATATAACCGGGCAGCCGGTAAAAGCTGACAAGTGCATTGAAGCGGTGTTTAAACAGCTGGATAGCAAGGCGGTGTAAGCGATGAAACACATAGTACAGCTATCCGGCGGCAAGGACGAGGAGATATAAAAATGACACATGAAAGGCAACGTTGGTGGGATAGCCTGCCGGGCTATGAAAAACAGGCAAGAAATGCAATCGAAGAGAGCAAAAGAAAAATAAAGTGGGCAAAAGAAGAATTACCGCACGCTTTCGGGCATTACAGAGAGGCAATGAAAGACGGTTTACGCAGAAATAAATTTTTAATCAAAGCCCTGCGCAAGCAGATTGCAATGCGACCATATGTATTAAAAACAACGATAGGAAATTTTGATAAATGCCCGTGTTGCTCCGTAAGATTGATAAAATATTTCCCACACTGTGCTTGTTGTGGGCAGAAATTGAGGTGGTAATATGCGTGGATTAATAACTTTAGCCGTTATCATTGGCACGCTGGCTTTTGTTGCAGGCGTATGTTACGAGTTTGGCAGTTTTTGGACATGGCAGGCTTTGAGGTATTTGTGGGGAGTGTGATTGAATGAATGAAGTTATGATTAAAGGGCCGAAAGACCGCATTAATTGGCTGATGGTGGCTGCTTTTAGGTACTGCGTAGGGCGCCATACAACACAGGCTATGTACGGTGTAGGTGATGTAATACTTGATAATCTTGATGTATTGCATACGGAGTTTATAAAGCAGTTTATTCGTGAGATTGAACGAGAGCAGTATGTCACGGAGCTTGACCAAGGACGCAACAAGCGTTATGAAATTGATTTTTTCGCACGATTAAAAACGCACATTAAGGATTATCAGCGTTATCTAAAAGACGAGAAAGGCGCAAAGCAACAGGAGCTGTACAAGCTACTTTGCCAGGTAATGGAGCTTATACCGCAGGTGGATATGTCCTACAAATGGCAAGATTGGATGGTTAACCGGGTAGATGATACATCGTACCTTACGCCAATGTTGGACAGACTAAAAGCAGAATTGAAGAAAAGAAAGGAACAGCAAAATGGAAAAAGAGGTTGAAATAATCCGTTATTTGCTTGATGAAATTGAACAGCGGAATAAAGAAATAAAAGAATTTCAAGCAATACCACGCGAGCGCCGGGGATGGGAAACGCAGCCGCAAAAGCAACTGATTATTGACAACGCAAAGAAAATACGTGCGTTGGCATTAAAGATTGGCAAGCAGGTGTAAAGGCGGTTAAGCATTTGTTTGAGGGACAAGAAGATGAATAGCATTAAATTTACAATACCGGGCGAGCCTTGCGCACAAGGCCGCCCACGTTTTAGTACGTTGAGCGGGTATGTTAAGGCAATAGACCCTGCAAAAAGCCGCAACCAAAAATCTTATATTAAATATCTTGCAACAGCGGCAGCAAAACAACAGGGCTGGACATACACATGCCTGCCCTTGTACGTTGAGATAATAGCTTACATGGGAATACCAAAAAGCAAAAGTAAAAAATGGCGTGCAGCGGCAATACGTGGGCAGGAGCGGCCAACAAAAAAGCCGGACACGGATAATATCTTTAAACTTGTAACAGATGCTTTAAGCGGTGTTATATACGCCGATGACAAGCAGATTGTCAGCTGCCGGGTACAGAAGTGGTACAGCGAAGAACCAAGAACAGAAGTGCGCATTGCCATGGTAACAGACGAGGAGGCAAAAAATGATTAACGAAGCAATAAAAATCTGCATAGCAGAACGCGAAAAGATTATAGAAATGATTGCAAGAAGGATTGTAGCACGCAAAAACGCCAACGGCGATATGTAGAAGTCAACCTTTTTTGGCAGAAATTAAGGAACTGCACGAAAAAGCAGATATGTATTTAATGGTGTTATCAGACCTGACGAGTCACTCGGAAAACTACACGGAAGTAATGCAGGAGAAAGAAGTACAGCAGGAGGAAAAAGCACCGGAGAAAGAAGTCCCGGTACCGAAACGCAGAGTAACAAAGCGTACTGTAAAGACTGCCGAAACGGAGGCACAAAAATGAATGCGGAAACTGTTAAAGCATATTTAAACATTGCAGATTTAGACCAAAGCGCACGTATGTTATCGCTGCTAAACGAAATATATTTTTTACAATTGCAGGTAAATGCGTTGGTTGAGCTTACAAAAATAAAATTTAATACATATGATTTTGAATGTGCATTTCAAGCAGAAGCGCGTAAACCTGAAAACGTAGATGTAAAAAATGCAATGATGAAGTGCGCAAAAGCTATTAAAACGGCTGAGGATGACCCGCAAGCACGTTTAAAAGCAATGTTTAAAGCAAAAATGGAAGGGAAATTATAAAAGGGGTGTAAAGCAGATGAATAAAGTGATAATTTCCGGGAGATTGACCCGCGATTGTGATGTACGTTATACCACTTCCGGCAAGGTTGTATGCCAGTTTACGCTGGCAGTTGACAGGCCTTTTACTAATCAGGATGTGCAGAGAGAAGCCGACTTTATTAACATAGTTGTATGGGGTAAAATTGCAGAATTATGCGGGAACAGCCTTGCAAAAGGGCACCGGGCGTTGGTGGAAGGACGCTTGCAGATACGCAGTTATGACGGCAAGGACGGCGGCAAACGTTATGTTACCGAGGTTGTTGCAAACAGCGTGGAATTTTTGGAACGCAAGGGCTACACGCCGGGTAATGGCAGCGCAAACTCCGCGCAGCCATCGCCAATGGATGACTTCGGAAGTGTAGATTTTGAACAGGATTCAATACCGTTTTGAGGTGAGGTAAATGCAAGCTAAAAGTTATATGAACGCTGCTTCGCTTATAGAGTCTTTGAAAGTGGGCATTTTGGCGAGCGAACTTGATATTATAGCTGCCAATACCAAAAAGACCGCCAAAAGCAAAATGGAAAAAGAATGGGCAAGGAAAATGCGTATGGCGGCAACGATGATGGAAAATGTTATAACTGAACGCATGGAAGCATTAGACCAAAAGGCGCGCGACAGCGTGGAACGCAGGAACAATCATGTACGCATGCTGATGGAGTCTAAAGACCCTGCAAGACTTGGCAAGAACAATAAAAGCCCGCTACAAACAATATCATCAGATGATTTAGAGATGATTGCTGAACTTGCATTAATTGGTTGCGGAGCATGCCCGCAAGGTAAATACGTTAAAGATTGCCCGTATCGTGCAATGTTCCACCGTTTAGGCGTACCGATTGCAAGGGAAGATGTACAAGACGGGCAATGCGAGTTCATGACAAGGGACGAGCCAAAAATCTTTATGCCGAACGGATATACGGACGAGGACGCACGCCGAAAGTTTACTGAGCAGGAACGGGAGTTGTTTTTATGAGCGAAAGATATAAACTGATTATCGCTGGAACTCGCAGTTTTAACGATTATGAAATGCTTCGCAACACTGTTTTTGCTGCGTTACTGGAACAGGCCAGATGGACGTATGGTTTTAGTGCAGAAATTGTAAGCGGCGGCGCTCCGGGCGCTGATACACTGGCCGTAAGGTACGCAACCGAAGCTGACATACCGTTTAAAGTGTTTCCGGCGGATTGGAAAAAGTACGGTAGAAGCGCAGGCCCACGCCGTAACAGGCAGATGGCGGAATACGCGGACGCTGCAATAGTATTTTGGGACGGCAAGAGCCGGGGGACGCAGAACATGATACAGCAAATGCGCGAACTGGGTAAGCCGGTGGAAGTTATTATTTACCCTAAGGAGGTAGACAAAAATGAACAAACCTATTGATGATACTATGGTTAACCACCCGGCGCACTATACGGCAGGAAAAATTGAACGCATAGACGCACTGGAAGCTGCAACAACAGGGTTACAGGGCATAGAGGCTGTATGTACCGCCCCATAAAATATCTTTGGAGATGGAAACACAAAAATGGTGTTACTGACCTTCGTAAAGCGCAGTGGTATATTGATAGACTGATTAAGCAGCAGGAGCAAAGCAATGATTAAAACTTGCGGTAACTGCGTATATATGCTTGATGATGACGACGGCAGTAAACCGTACTGCGCTATACGTGACCTTTATTATATCGTAACGCCCGGAACAGTAGCTTGTGACGATTGGCGCGAGGATAACGGCAATGCACTGCATAAAGGCTTTTGGCTGTACAATGCTGATGTAAATAAAAAATTGAAAGATTAAAAACAGGCTGGGAGGGCAGGGAAGTTGACGAATAAAGAACTTATCGAATTTGTTTTTTACCACGAACAGGATATAAAACGCGCAGTTTTTGAAAGGCGCGAGGACGGCTGCTTGCCCAAAACAGGTGGTGGTGGAAGCGGGCATTGTTTTACGAATGACAGGACTGCACAAGAAGCTATACTCCGCATATTAGATGTGCCTGCGGTGGTCATTGAATACGGTGCTAAAACCTGCGGCCGGCGTAACAGTATAACGCTGCGGCATCCGGAAAAATGGTTGAAGGTGGTGCAGTATACGCGTGAGTATTTCAACGGTACCGCCAGCGGCGCATTGTTTAAAATGCGGTACGCGGAATGCTTAACGCGAGAGGAAGCGTGCGAAAAACTGAAAATATCTGTTAAGCAATACCATGTAATGACTTCAAACATAATTAAGTTTGCCGAAGGTGCCGCTTTTACATCGGGCGTAATAACAAGAAAATGGGGATTTCACAAATAATTCACAAATGAGTGTACACTCAACCCCTTAAAAGTGATATACTATAATATATACTGGCGGTAGTTGTGAAAAGCAATTACCGCTATTTTGCTGAACTGCCAAAGACATTACATATCAGTGTAGTTTGCAGTCTTTGGTTACAGCAGGTGCATATGGTTCACGCGCTTATGCACTTATTCCGCGTGGCGTGCGGCTGGGTTGGTGAAACCAGTAGGCAACAGCCAAGAATTCCTTTGCCGCACATAACTTAATAATTAGGCAGATAGCTATAATGGTTATCTGCCTTTTTTATTTGCACGGAAGGTTGGCGTAACGGTAACGCAGCGGTTTGCTAAGCCGTCAACCGGATTTACCGGTTTGTGGGTTCGATTCCCGCACCTTCCGCCAATATTGCCGGATAGCCAAACGGTAAGGCAGCGGACTTTGAATCCGCTATTTGTTGGTTCGAGCCCAGCTCCGGCAGCCAATATAGCGGTGTGGAGCAGTAGGAGTGCTCGCTCGATTTTTAATCGAGAGGCCGTTGGTTCAAATCCAACCACCGCACCAACTATGAAGCCGAGCGTAATGGCCAAGTAAGTATGCCTACGGGCACTTACACCCCGGCGCAGGTATCGCGGCAAACTACCTGCTTGCCGGTTGCTTACATATTTTATTTGCCCGGCAACCTTTACACCTTTCCCCCATGCCGGGTAAGGCTGCTAAGGACGGCAGCACCTCTTTTCATATAGCGGGCGGGTTTTCAGACATTTTCCCTGCCCGCATAAACTGTATAAATAAAAAACGAATAAAATGCCGAAAATAGCGGCATAATATAAGAAAATTTAGCTTACAGCATAAGAAGGTGATGAAATGCTGGACGCAAGACAGGAACACTTTTGCCGGTTGATTGCAAGTCAGTATGGCGCAGAGGGAAAAAAGAAAACAGATAAACAATGTGCAATAGAAGCTGGCTATTCTGAAAAGACGGCAGAAGTTATAGCAAGCAGGCTGTTAAGTAAAGTCAAGTTTAAAGAAAGAATAGATGAAATAGTAGCAGAAAACGCAAAACAAGCTGGCATAAAAGTGCCGGACGAATTACAAAAGCTGCAAGATTTTTTCGTTGGAGTAATGCAAAACGGTGATGAACGAATGAATAACAGGTTAAAAGCTGCTGAACTTTACGGTAAAACAATTGGAGCGTTTACCGAAAAAAGGGAAATAAGCGGCAAGGATGGCAGCGCTATTACATTTAGGTGGGATGACGGATGAAGGAAATAGTTATTCCATATAAGCCGCGCCCACTTTGGAAAGAAGTTATACATCCGGCGTTAGATAAGTACCGCTTTGCTGTTATTGTTGCGCACAGGCGCTTTGGCAAAACGGTAGGTATGGACAACACGCTGATTAAAAAGGCGCTGCAAAACAAACTTATAAGCCCGCAGTACGCTTATATAGCACCGTTCCAAAAACAGGCTAAGATGATAAGCTGGAACTATTTAAAGTATTACACGGCGGTTATTCCCGGCAGAAAAGTTAATGAAACAAACCTGTATGTAGAACTGCCCAGCCTGCACGAAAACGCGGCAGGAGCAAGGATATACATTGTCGGCGCTGATAACCCTGATGTACTTCGCGGTACATATTGGGACGGCGTTGTGCTTGATGAATATGCACAGATTAAGCCAGAGTTATGGGGTGAAGTAATACGCCCTGCGTTGGCAGACCGCAAAGGTTTTGCTTATTTTATCGGCACGCCGAAAGGGCAAAACCAGTTCTATGAAATATACCAGCGCGCACAGCGAAATGATGATTGGTTTACCTATGTTTCCCGCGTTGATGAAAGCGGCGTACTTGACGAAGCCGAAGTAAACAGCATGAAGCAGGATATGACGGACATTGAAATCCGCCAGGAACTGTACTGCGACTTTACGGCATCGGCAAGTAATGTTGTTATAGCAATCGACATGGCAACAGACGCTGCGCACAAGGTAGTAATGCCACGTGATGTTGAAGGTATGCCGGTAATACTCGGCGTTGATGTAGCGCGTTTTGGCGATGACAGAACGGTTATATTCAAACGACAGGGCTTGTGGGCAGATAAACCTTTAATATTTAAAGGACTGCGCACAAACGAAGTGGCAGACCGTGTTGTTGACGCTATACAGCGGTTTAAAGCTGATACAGTGTTTGTTGACAGCGGCAATATGGGCGCAGGCGTTATCGACGCCTTACTTGCCCGTGGCTGCACAAATATTATCGAAGTAGCGTTTGGCGGCAATGCACTTAACACAGAACGTTACGAAAACATCCGTGCAGAGATGTATTTTAAATTGCGCGAATGGATGTTAAATGGCGGTGCCATACCGGACATACCGGAATTAAAAAGCGAATTGTGTATAACCGAATACAAGTTCAGCAAGCGAGGCAGAATTATATTACAACCAAAAGAAGAAATAAAAGAAATGACAGGCAAGAGCCCGGATTTAGCGGATGCTCTTGCCTTAACTTTTGCCCGCCCGGTAATTGCAAAAGGTTTGATTCGCAAAGAACGGATGGCGGACATTGACTATAAGTTTTATTAAAGGAGTGATAAAAGATGTGTGGTGGCGGATTGTTTGGAAGTAAAAAAGTAGAAGCACCGAAAGTGCAGCAGGTGCCACCTGCACCGACCGTGGTAACAAACAGTGATGTTGGTGCAAGCGGCAGCGCAGACGCAGAAGCAGCGCGTCAGGCACGCCGCAAACGTGGCTTTGCAAGTACGCAGTTATCTAACAGGCAGACAGCACTTGCAAACGCAACCAGCAGCGGACGTACTACGTTGGGGTGATTGAATGGAAACAGTATTAGCGCGCGCGCAGCCGCTTAAAACAGACAGGCCCGCAAAAAAATACCCGGACAAGCGGCGCATTCTTGCACGATTTAAACAGCTTGAAGAAGTGCGGCTGGAATACGAACCGCGCTGGCAAAGCATACGCGATTATCAGCTGCCGTGGATAGGTAATTTTGAAAACACTGGTGATATATCAAGCCCGGCACGCAGGCGTGATTTAAAAACAATGACCAATGTTCCGTGGCTTGCTGCACAGACTTTTGCTGCTGGTGTAATGTCGGGACTGACGCCGCCTTCACGCCAGTGGTTTAAATTTGGTTTTGACAAAAGCGAATTTGCCGAGGATATGGACGCGCTCCGTGTTTTGGATGAACGGCAGGAAATTGTTTCAGCGTACCTATCGAAAAGCAATTTTTATAACTGCATTTTTCAGGTGTACATGGAACTGCCTATTGGTCAAAGCCCGCTTGGCATATTTGCCGCTAGTGACGGTTTGCGTTTCCAGCAATATCAGATAGGAACGTATTATATCGGCACAAACGCCAGCGGACAGGTTGATACATTTGGACACAAATACAAACTGACAGCAGCACAGCTTGCTGAACAGTTCGGCGCAGAAAACCTGCCGGACAATATACAGAACATGCTGAAAAACAGCAGCAAGTACAGCAAAACGTTTGATGTCTACTGGCTGGTTGAACCTAACAATGACAAGGAAGCTGACGGACTTGGCAACAAGCAAATGCCGTACCGCAGCGTTTACTGGCTTGGCAATGCGTCAAATGAAAAGAACGGCGGATTCTTATATGTCGGCGGCTTTTGGGAATTTCCGACGCCCGTAGCACGCTATCAGGTAAACGGCAATAACAGCTATGCAATGGGCCCGGCATGGTACGCAGAAGGCGACAGCAAGCAGTTGAATGTTTTGAAAGAAGATTACCTGCGCGCTACGGAATTAGGTGTTAAACCGCCGTTAAAATCGCCTGCAAGCATTTACAACAAAGGTATCAGCCTTAGACCGGGCGGCGTTACCATTGCAGACGAACAGGCGGGCAGCAACACGGTTGAACCGTTGTTTAATGTAAATGTAAACCTGCAATACCTACAACAAGAGATAATGCGTGTAGAAGAGAGTATCAAACGCACTTACAGCGCAGATTTATTCCTGCTTTTGGACGGTATTGACCGCGGGCAGATGACGGCGCGCGAAGTAATGGAACGCCAGCAGGAAAAATTACAGCAGCTGGGCCCGGTTGTAGAGCGGTTACAGTTTGAATTTTTATCACCTGCGCTGACAAGGGTATATAACATTTTAGACCGTGCCGGATTATTCCCTGAAATACCGCCGGAGGTAGCGGAACGCATTGCCGAAGCGGAAGTCAAGATTGAATACATCTCGCCGCTGGCGCAGGCACAAAAGATGAGCGGTTTGGTAAACATCGAACAGGGCATATCCTTTGTGGCGCAGCTTGCACAGCTTGACCCGCAGGTTTTACTTACAACCGACTTTATGGGCGCTGTACGAAAATATTACGATACGCTTGGCGCACCTGCCGTTATGCGCCGCAGCGAAGAAGAAACGCAGGAACTTATTGCACAGCAGCAACAGGCACAGCAGCAGCAGGAAGCAGCTGCACAAACTATGGCTGCAATGCAGGCAGCGGCACCGGCAGCACAAGCGGCGAAGAATTTAACCGAAGCAGCCAATGACGGCAACCCGGCATTAGCACAATGGTTGGGCATGGAGGAAATATAATGAGCCTTCGTGAAGATTTGCAGGAAAGATTAAATAAAGAAGCGTTAAAACGCGATAAACAAGCCTTGAAAGAACTACTGAACAGTGAAAACGGACGGTGGTTTTTAACAAGGCTTTTTTTACGCCTTGATGTTGTGCCGGAACTTGAACCGCTGAAAATGGCGAAAGCAGAAGGCAGGCGCGCTGTACTGCGCGATATTAAGACTGACATCGAAGCTTTTTTCGGCAGCTACGGCAGGACAATGCTTTTAAAAGGACAGCAGGAAGCGTTGGAGTTAGAGCAACGATACGAAACATTGTGGAAGGAGCAGCAAGATGGAAGAACAGCAGACTAATGTACAGGAAGAACAGCAGCAAGAACCGCAGCAGGAAGGCACTGTACTGGGTAATGCGCACGCAGAGAGCGCCCCCGAAGGTGCGCCGGAAAGCTACGATTTTACCGGCAGCCTGCCGGAAGGCATGGAACTTGACGAAAAAGAAGCGACAGACTTCGGTGCTTTATGCTGTGAACTTAACCTTACCAACGAGCAGGCGAACAAACTTGCCGCTTACGGTTTTGGTTATGCACAGCGTGGATTTGACGCTTACAACGAACAGCGCGATGCAGAGATTAACGGTTGGGGCGAAGAAGCGAAGAAAGAGTTAGGCAGCGGTTATAACGCTACGCTTTCTTTGGCCGGCGCAGGCATTGAAGCGCTTGAAAAATCCGTGCCCGGTATTCGTGCAGCTTTAAACGAAACCGGCGCAGGCAACAGGATTGAATTTATCCGTGCCTTTGAACTTTTGGGCAAACTTGTACAGGAGGACCCCGGCAGGGACGGCGGAGCAAAAGCAGCAGGCAATAACAGCTTAGCTGCTTTTTATGATAAGAGCGATTTTACTAAATTATAAGAGAGGATGATTAATCAATGGCAACACTTAACCAAATGGCATACACTTTGCTTGACTGGCGCGAGAGATTGAACCCGGATGGCAATGTAGCCGACATTATCGAAGTTTTAGCACAGTCTAATCCTATTTTGCAGGATATGACTTTTATGGAAGGCAATCTGCCTACCGGCATTGTAACTACACGCCGCAGCAGCCTGCCTGAACCGTCTATCAGACGTATTAATCAGGGCGTACCGTACACCAAAAGCGGTGTAAAACAGATTGTTGACACTGCAACAATGTACGAAGCGCGTAACAAGATGGACGTTAAACTGCTGGCGTTGCAGAATGACCCTGCGCGTTTCCGTTACAGCGAAGACCTTGCTTTTGTAGCAGGCTTCGGCAACAAGATTGCGCATGATGTAATTTATGGCCAGACTACCGATGATACCCCGGATGAATTTAACGGCCTTGATATTCGCCACAGATATTTCGGCAATGCCGATGACCCGACCGCAGAGGGCTACACCACTATTGATATGGGTGGCACCGGCAGCAAATTTACTTCCATTTACTTTGTAAACTGGGGCGAACGTACCTGCTCCGGCTTCTTCCCTAAAAATGGGCAGGCTGGTCTTAAAAAAGAAGATTTAGGACAGCAGACTGTTTCTGACCCGGACGGAAACGAATACGAAGCAATGGTTACCAAATGGAATTGGGATGTTGGTTTAACCGTGCGTGATTATCGCGCTGTTGGTGCTTTGCGTAACATTGACGCTGCATGGTTCTCCAGCGCAACCAGCGCACAGAAACAGAAAATCATTGAAAGCGTTATCCGCGTACATGACAGACTGCGTGACAGCAATGCTATTATGTACTGCTCCCGCAGCATGTATACGCTGTTCAAATTGTGCCTGATTGATAAAAACAATGTACATGTTGACCTTGTAACATTGCAGAACGGCATTAAAGAACTGCGCGTTGATGGCATGACAGTACGTAAACTTGACTGCATCCGCGAAGATGAAAGCAAAATTGCCAACGCATAAGAAGGGAGGGTTAACAAATGATTTTAGATAGAGAGAATATCTTTTTTGAACTTGCAACAAGTGCGTTAACTGCCGGAAAAACATCTGATGCAATTAAAACAGGTGGCGGTAATGCCGTAAATCAGATGTATGTATATATCGGGCCGGGGCTGACCAGTGGTTATCTTACCATTGATTTGGAAACTTCCGCTGATGAATCTTTCAGTTCTCCTGTAACATTAAGCACCTTGAAACTTAGTACTGATGGCGTAAAAGCCCGTGTGCCTGTTGGCGTATTAAACTATTTGCGCCTTAAAGTTAATACTTTGGGTACTACTGGCGACGCACCTACCGGCGGTAATGTAACAGCTGCACTTGTTGTGGATGTTGATTTTAAATGATTTTGGATGCTGACGGCAAACCTGTTATGCAGGGCCGGAAATTAGAAGATTTCAGCGCAAATGAACTGCGTGCTAAACTGTATATGGCAGGCATTGATTACCCTGCCAATGCAAGTAAAAGTGATTTGATTAATCTTATAAAGGCTAACAAAATTTAACAGCAGGGGTAAGGCTTTGTGCTTTACCCCTTTATTTTTGCAAATAAGGGGGCGTGGCCCGTGAATAATATAGATATTTGTAACCTTGCCTTGTCTTATATTGGCAAGGGTATGATTGACAGCTTGAAAGAACGGAATGAAAATGCACGGCAGTGTAAGCTGCACTATGACCATCAGCGGCAAATGTTGTTGCGTGACTACGATTGGGGCTTTGCACGCAGAATTACTAATCTCGCAGAAGTAAATGCAGAGATTCCCGGTTGGAAATATGTTTATAAATACCCGGCAAAGTGCTTGGCTATTAGAAGGATTTTTCCGCAGCAAAGCTGTAATTTAGCGCGGCACAAAGATGAATACACTGTAATGATTATCAACGAAAGCGACAAAGTCTTGTGTTGTAACAAAGAAGCAGCGCAGGTTGAATATACATACGACATTACAAACGCTGATTTATTCCCAAACGAATTTAACGAAGCACTGGCCCGTGCACTCGCTGCTGCACTTGCAATACCGTTATCCGGCAGCAACACAGCACAGCAAACGCAGTATCAGCTTATGCAGCTTGCACTTAATAAAGCGCACGTTTCGGATGCCAAAGAGCAGGAATGGGAACAAAAATATTATGATGATTATATAAACGCGCGGAGGTAATATGCAGGACGGTAACACTTATATTGCACAGCAGGGCTTTACAACCGGCGAAATAAGCCCGGAAGTATTGGCCCGTACAGAATTAGATAAATACCAATATGCTTTAAAACAGGCCCGTAATGTTTGTATCAGACCTTACGGCGCCGTATACCGCAGGAGCGGTACAATTTACCACAGCGCCTGCAAATATGCAGACAAAAAGGCTATACTCGTGGAGTTTAATTACAGCGTTGAATTAAGTTATTTATTGGAGATTGGCGATAAATATATACGTATTCATAAAAATGGTGAATGGCTTGGTATAGAGTTAGAAACACCATTTCTTGAAAGTGATTTACCAAAATTAAGATTTGCCCAAAGTGCTGATATTATGTATATTACTTCCGGCAAGTACCCGATAAAAACGTTGTCGCGCTATGCAGAGAATGACTGGCGTTTTAATGATTTTGAAATTACAGAGATGTATTATGATACTGCAATGATGAACGAAGCGCAGTATGACGGCGCAGGCTACAGAACGCCTGGTTCTTTTACTTTCACGCCGACAATTACCGGCAAATACAATATAACGATTGCTGGCGCTGGCGGCGGTGGCGGTGGCTGTAACCGTCATAGTGGAATTACTGGCGGACGTGGTGGTAACGGTGAATTAAAAACTTTAACTAATGTCAGTCTTACTGCCGGGACTGGTTATACAGTAGTTGTTGGTGCTGGCGGTACAGCAGGGTCAAATGGGTATAAAGCACATCCCGCAGGGACTAATGGCGGCAATGGCGGCAGTTCAAGTATAACAATTGGAACGGCAACAACTTCGCGTGGCGGTACCGGCGGACTGGTTGGTGGTACTGCGGGCACAAGTTATGGCAACGGCGGACAAGGCGGCGGTGGTGGCAATTATGATGGCAAATATTTTGCCAGTGGCGGCGCTAATGGTTGGGCTTTAATTACATACGTTGGCAATATTGAAGTAACGCCTTCTGCTACCACTGATGAAATAACGCTTACCGCTAATCAAAATTTATTTTCAGAAGCCAATGTGTCAACATTTATGAAAATAACGCATGAAATGCCGTCTAAAACAGTATCGACAACTAACGGCACAAGCGCTTCTGTAAAAGTTGGTGATGGGTGGAAAATAATTACGCACGGTACTTGGAGCGGTGATTGTTATATTGAAAAAAGTATAGATAACGGCGGTACGTGGCAAGAATACCGTTCTTATTCTTCGTCAAGCGATTTCAATGCTTCTGAAAGCGGCACGGTTGACAGCCCTTGTTTGTTGCGCATTAGGTGTAGCACAAGCGGTAGTTGCAACGCAGATTTAACCGCGTTGCCTTATACCCACGAAGGCACGGTAAAGATAACGGAGTATGTAAGCGCAACGCAGGTAAAGGCGGATGTTATTACAGAACTCGGCAGCACGGAAGCCACGCCGGATTTTTATTGGGGCGCGTGGAGCGACGAGTATGGCTATCCTTCATGTGTGTGTTTCTTTCAAGACAGGTTGTGCTTTGCCTGCACTACTAAACAACCATATATGCTTTGGATGTCGAGGACTGGCGATTACGGTAACTTCGGCGTTGAAAAAGCTGACGGCACGGTAACAGATGACAGCGCGGTTGCTTTATCGTTTATCAGCCGCAAGCAGTTTAATATCCTGCACATTGTACCGACAACAGATTTAATCGTGCTTACAGACGGCAACGAATGGCTTGTAAGCGGCGCGAGTACCGTAACGCCTACGGAAGCTAATCCTAAAAATCAAACATCGCGCGGAAGCACGGATGTTGAACCAATAGCAATCGGCAGTAAACTTGTCTTTGTACAGCGGCGCGGCAAAGTAGTGCGCGATATGGGGTACAGCTTTGAGAATGACCAGTATGACGGCGCAGACCTTACGTTACTGACAAAACACTTAACGCAAAAAACAACCATAACAGATGACGCATATAAACAAGAACCGGACAGCCTTATTTATTTTGTGACCGCTGACGGCAGAATTTTATGTTTAACCTACGTAAAAGACCAAAATGTTTATGCGTGGTCCACGCTTGATACCGACGGGGAATTTGAAGCGGTATGCAACATAGGCGGCGCAGAAGAAGAAACCGTTTACTGCATTGTTAAGCGCGAGATAGGCGGCGAAACGGTACGTTATATTGAAAGCTTTTCGCCTTACCCGGACACTGATGTGCCGAATGATTATATAATGCTTGACTGCGCAAAAAGTATGACTGTTACTGCGCGTGAGGTAAGCGGCTTTGGCTGGCTTGCCGGTAAAACTGTAACAGTGCTTGCCGACGGTAGGGAGCATAAAGATATAGCGGTTGATGAGGAAGGAAATTTAGAGTTACCTGTTCCGGCAACAAATATCGTGGTAGGGCTGCCGTATCAAAGTGTTATCGAACTGCCGAACGTAACTATACAGGCACAGGATGGCAGCATACAGGGGCGAAAAAAGAAAGTATCAACCGTTTATATGCAGCTTACCAACAGCTTAGGCGGATTTTTGGGACATACCGAAAACGAAACTGATGAAATAAAGTATGACGAATTTAGCGAATACACCGGCGTTAAATTGTTTAACGGTATTAAGGAAATGACAATGCCGAACACGCCGCTGGGCGGATTTTTAGAGGACAGCAGCGTATTAATAGCAACATCTTCGCCGTATCCATTTAATTTGGCGTTAGTAGTAAGGGCGGTGGCGTTTGATTGAAAAAGGTAAACTTTAAACCATTACTGCTGGAAACAGCAGAAAGTTATGCTGCAGCAGAAGCGCTGTTTAATAACATGCGTGACGCTGACCGAACGGAAATGTTATTAATGGGCTATGACAGCATAGAATATGTAACCGACAGCATTAACACCAGCGCGGAATGTTTTGCTGCTTATACTGATGATGGCGTATTGCTTGGCATTGGCGGCATTGCTGACGCGCCGGATTTTGGCTTAGGAAAGCCGATATGGTTTATTGCGACTAAAGACATTAACCGCAACAGAAAACAGCTTGCGCATTATGGTATGGCGATAATTAAGCGGTATTTAGAGATTTACGGCAAGGTATATAACTACATCAGCATTGATAATTTACAGGCTATAAGATACATAAAAAAAGCAGGCGCAACAATCTACCCTCCGCAGCGCTGGGGCGTAGGCGGTGCGCTTTTTGTACCTTTTGTGATTGAGAGGTGATTTAGATGTGCACAACAGCAATCGCTTTGGGGCTGACGGCTTTGCAGGGCTATACGCAGTACCGGGCAAACGAAGCACAGACAGACGCGCAAATATCGTATTATAACGCGCAGGCTGACGCAGCAGAGCAGAACGCACGCATACAGGAACGGCAGGGCGAACAGATTGCAGACCAGTATTTACAGCAGCAGCAAAAGCTTGACGCGCGCCGGCGTTTGGTGCGTGGGCAGCAGGCGGCAGCGGCAGGTGCAAGCGGTTTAGCGGCAGGCGGCAGCGTGCTTGATGTTATGGGCAGTAGCGAGGACGCTTACCGTAAAGACAGTATGAACCTGCTTTCCAATCAGCGTAACGATACATGGAGCAACTATGTAAATGTGGTTAACTACCAAAACCAGGCAAACGCTTTCCGTGCATCAGCAAGCAACGCACGCCAGCAGGGCAGGGCTAACAGGTTTAATACCATTTTAGGTACAGCAGCAAGTATGTACGGCATTGCCCGTGACGGCGGCTTATTTGGCAGCAGCAAACAAAGTAACGGCGGTTTTGTTTATCAGTCGCCGTATACAAATAATTATACAAGCCCTTATACCGGCATTGCTGCTTTAGGTAAAACTACGGCATTACCGGGAACTGGTGGTAATTTCCGTAAAAAAGCAACACAGAATGTAATTGGTAGTTTTGGCATAAGCCGGTGAGGTGATAATATGTGCAATCCTATTAGTATAGTAAGAACCGAAAGCAATATAAGAGAGTTGTTAAAAGCAGAACAGGAAATGCAAAAATCAAAAGAAAGCAAACGTTTTGATGTTAAACCTGCAAAAGATGATTTTAAGATTATAAAAGAAACGAGATTTACAAACAGGTGATGTTATGAAATTAAGCACATATACGCCACAAGTAAATAGAAACACCATAAACGCGCGGGTACAAGCACCCGGCAGCTTACAAAGCTACGGCGCAGACCAAAGCGGGGCCATGGGCACAAGCAGAATGTTAGGCGGGCTTGCAGAGATGAGCCAGCGCATTATGATTGATGATGATAAACGTACGCTTTTGGAAGCAATGGACGCTTATAACAAGGGCCGCTATAACATTTTGTACGGCGATAACGGCCTAATGAAAACCAATTTAGAAGGCGCAGCCGGTATCAGCCAAAGTTACACAGAACAGGAGCAAAAGCTGCGTAGTGATGTATTAAAGAACATTAATTTTAAAACGCGCGATTATGAACTGGCCTTTGGCGATATGGCCAATAAAAGCGCACAGCAAGGGCTTGAACTTGTAAATAAACACCAATATACGCAAGGTGAAGAAGTAAAAAATGTGCGGCTTAATAACAACTTAACAGAATACCTTAATTTTGCGCAGCAGAATTATAATGACCCCGGCATTGTTGCAGGAACGGCACAAATGGCGGGGCTTTTAATTGCTGCACGTTACGAAGGTTACGGCGATGAATTTATTAAAAGCAAAACCCGTGAAGCATTGGGTGGTATGGGCGGCGCACTTATTAACACAGCTATTGCCGGTAATAACTACGAAAGGGCAGCAAGCCTATTAAACGAATTTGACGAAGCGCTGACGCCGGCACAGCGCACAAGCTTTACCAAAGCGATTGAAGATAAACGCAGAACGCAGGTAGAAAATAGTTTTGCGCAAAGCATTTATGACCGCTTTGGTGATGATATGGGCGCAGCTTATGACTATATCCAAAATGCCGATGCAGGCAATATGATGAACTTTGACCAGCTTTTTGACAGCATGACGCAGCAGGAAAGTGGCGGCAATACTAACGCTGTAAACGCACGCACCGGCGCTTACGGCAGCCTACAAATAATGCCGGAGAATTGGGCAAGCTGGAGCCGTGAGGCGCTGGACTATGTTGGCGATATGAAAGACCCGGAAACATATACCAAAGTTGCACGGCACAAATTGCAACAATATTACAATGCTTACGGCGCAGAGGGCGCTATGGTGGCGTGGTATGCAGGACCGGAAAATGGTCGCAGATGGGCAGCTGGTGAAGCAACGGCAATAGGCGCTAATGGTAAAGAATATAGCTGGGACGCACGGCAAGGCAACGGCGATGAGCCTTCTATCCGCGAATACGTACAGCAGGTTAGCGGACGTGTAGGGCTTGGTTTTGATGATAAAGAAGCGCTGTTTAACGAATATAAACAGATAGTTGCAACGCAGAAACAAATTAGGGAAAGCCGAGAAAACAGAGGATATTTAGAAGCATTTAAAATGTTTACCGATATGCGCGACAATGGGCAGAGTTATGCTGCTGCTATGGCGCAGGCAGAACAAATGGGCGGCAGTAACCCGGACGCTATTTCAAAACTGTGTAAAGCTGTAAAAATTGCCTACGGCGGCAGCAGTGATTATAACGGATTGAGCAGTGAACGTATAAACGCTGCTGAAACACTTTTAGCCAGCGACGAATTTAGAACGGTTGATGATTATTTAAGTTATCTTGAATTTGGCGGAGCGAGCCAAAAACAGCTTGCCGACGGCGCGAAAACGTTTAACGAGTTTATGAATAGCGAAGGACAGTTTAAATTTGACTGGGGCGACATTAAAGAAAATGTTGTCGGCAGTATTAAAAACAAAAAGGCTAAAGAGTTATCGTGGGCCGGGGCGCAGCAGTACGGCAAATGGTGGATTTCTGATTATATTATTAAAAACAAACGCCAGCCGACTACATACGAAGTTATTAATGCCTGCAAAGAAGCGCTTAATAAAAACTATGTGGGTAATACAGATGATGGCTTATTTGGTGGCTCTATTGATATTAGCGATGCAGAACTTGCTCTTGCCGGTATTAAGAGAGTTGATACATATTCAGACCCGAACACGTTACACGTTGTTTTTGCCGATGGCAGACGTATGGCAATGACCGCAGAAGAATTACAAAATTTAGTGCAGGTTAATGGGTGATTATATGGACAGAGAACGTTTTGAGCGGCTTAAACAAAAAGAAAATGAAATACTGCGCGGCAGACCGGTTGGCGGCGTTGTAAATGGTTATGGTGCTGATAACGGTTTAACGCCGGAACAGACTATCGGATTTATTAATAAACAAAGTGCTGCGGATGAAGATTGGAAGGCGGCAAAGGCTTTTTATAATGGCTCTGTTAATCAGTTGGAGCGCGGCATTTTAGGCACGCTTGCAATGATTAAAGACAACAATATTGCCAGCCTTCAAGCACAAGGTATAGCGGTAGGCGATGGCGGAAAGTATATTGATATGGCTTTAAATTCCGAACATTTACAGCCATATGAAGTGAAAGGCAAAACTGCGCTTGGACAGTTTGGTTTAGACCTTGCAAGCGGCGCAGGGCAGTTAGTATCACAGGCTGCACTTGCATTGACTACCGGCGGCGTGGGTAGCACTGTTGCAATGGGTGCAAGTATTGCCGGTAACCAGTATGCGGATTTGCGCAAAGAAGGCGTATCTGTTGAACGTGCTACAAACGCCAGTCTTATTAACGCAGCTGTACAAGCCCCGCTGGAACGGCTTTCTATTGGCAATATTTTATCTAAACTTCCTGCCAGCAGCGGTATGCGCCAAAAAGCTATACAGATTGCACAGAACGCTGTTACAGAAGGCGTAACAGAATATGCACAGCAATACCCGGAAGAAATTACAAACCTGTATGCTAAAAGCGGTGGCAATTTGGAAGAACTTGCAAATGCCACGATTGATAAGCTGCCGGAAATTCATCAGAACGCTTTGTATGCCGGTGCTATTGGCGCGTTGCTCGGTGGCGGTGCTGGTACTATTAACGTGGCATTACAACGTAATATGAACGCAGCACAGCTTGAAACAGTAGAAAGCCGTGTAGAGCAGGCAAAACAAACAGGCATTACGCCGGAAGCATACGCTAATACGGTTAACAATAACCTGCCGGACAGCAATGTAAGTGTTGACGGTGATGTGCTGCTGAAATTTATGCAAAGCGGCAAAACAGAAGAAATTGCACAGTCTTTAGGCGTAACGGTAAATGAAGTGCAGCAAGCAGCTGATGAAGGATTAACCGTTGAAATTAGGCAGGGTAATTATGAGGGCACGGCAATGAAGTATGCTGACTTTATGCCTGCCGTAAGGGATTATTCTGCCTTTGAAGTTAACGGCTTTATGCAGTCTGACGCACAAGGGCAAAAAGAACTGCAAAAGGAATATCAGCAATTTACTGATAACGAAGAAGAATTTCAGGCTTATAAAGATGAAAAAATAGCTGAAATGCAGGCGGCAGGTATCAACAAGCAGGAAGCATTAAATGCTATGATACTTTTGGAAAGCAGGGCGCGTGTATATAACCCCGATAACCCGCTGGCATTTTTTGAAGCATACCCGATTGAGTTTAGAAGCGGAACAGACGGCGGAGAATTTAATCAGTCGGAAGTTTTAGATAATGACACAGCTAACTTGCGAAGTATCCAAAAAGCAATTGAAAAATATCATTATGTTGCAGTGCGAGGATTAACAGGTATAAATGCAAAGAAAAAATATAGAAAAGGGCAGCGCCTTGCTCCGTCTATTGATGACCCGGACGGACGCGGTATAGAATTCCATCCGGAATTACCGAAGTTGCCGGGGACAAGCGGAATTCCTGTCAACCTGTTAATGTCAGATGACGAACTATTAAAAATGATTGAAGCAGCCCGGCAACATGGAGAAAATGGGAGAATAGCTTTAATTGCCGGTGATAGTGCAATTGAAGGTTCTGATAATCTTGAAATCGTTATAGAAAATGCGAAGTCTTTGGGATATTTAGATGAAGGCAAAGTATTAGAAATGCCTGGCGAAAAAGCTGAAAAAAAGAAAAAGCCGCATACAATGCTATTTAGCAAACAAGACGTTGAAGATTATGGGAATATGGTACTTGATAGAGTAGTAAAACAATATCCAAATTTAAACAGATTGTTTGCTTGGCCAGAAGCAAGTTTTGAAGAAAGTGAGACTTATAGAAAATTAGACAACTATGTAAGCCAACAAAATGAAAAATGGTTAAAAGATATTGATGTAAATAAAGTAAAAAAAGAATTAGAAGAATACAAAAGCACTAATGTGTACAACCAATCTGCATACCACGGCACGCCGCATAGCTTTGAAAAGTTTGATTTAGGCGCTATCGGTACGGGCGAGGGCAACCAGGCACATGGTTATGGGCTGTATTTTGCAGCAGATAGGAAAATTGCGGACAACTACCGTAAAATGCTGACGGGCAAATATTTATTTACATACAAAGATGATAATGAAAGAACGATAAATAAATTAACCGAAGAATACCAGGCCATACGTGATATTTTAACCGAATATTATAAAAACCCGGAACAAGGTTTAAGTAAGGCAAAAGAAAACTGCATAGCGCAAAGAGAAAATGATTTAGAAACCGCATCTGAATATATGGTTGACGTGCATAAAGACAGAATTAAAGCACTGAATGAAATTGATACAAATGAATTGCACGTTACTACTGGCAATGTATTAGAGGTAGACATACCGGAAAATGATGTATTACTTGACGAAGATAAAAGCATAGAAGAACAGCCGTCTAAAGTACGTGAGATAATTGAAAAAGAATTAGAGCGCATCGGCGGCAGCGCAAGTAATGGCAAGCAATTTTATAATGAAATAGTTTTTGAATACGCAAGAGAAGGTATAATGAACCCGCAACGTGCGGCATCCGAACATTTAAATGAATTAGGGATTAAAGGTATTACCTATAATGGCGGACGTGACGGCCGCTGTTTTGTAGTATTCGATGATAAGGCTATTAGCATTATCAACCGCTATAATCAATCTGCCAACGAAGGCAACCGCGGCTCTATCCGTTGGGAAAGCGACGGTGCTGCTATTGTTGAATTATTCAGTGCTGCTGACGCTTCAACTTTCATCCACGAAAGCATTGGGCATTACTTTGCAAATGTACTGGCAAAAGAAGCTGTACTGCCGGGTGCTAATGAACAGACCGTTAAAGACTTTGAAACAATGCTTGATTATGCCGGTACTACACGCGAGCGCTGGGAATATTTGAACAGCAAACCACGCCCGGCGTTGACCAAAGATGAAGATAAAGAACTTGTCAAAATACAGGAAACGTGGGCAACAGCAGCAGAACAGTACATTTTAGAGGGTAAAGCGCCGAACAGGGAATTACAGCCGGTATTTAACCGCTTTAAAAAGTGGCTGCTGAATGTTTATAAAACCATTGAAAGCTTTGTAAAAAACAATCAGTATGCCGTTCCTATTACCGATGAGGTACGGCAGGTATTTGACCGTATGCTGGCAAGTGAACAGCAGATAAGCGAAATGGAAAAGCTGAACGGTTATTATGCTAAACTGCCGAAAGCAATTACAGATAACCTTAGTGACGCTTATAAAACAAGGCTGTATGACGCCATGGCGAAGGCGCACGATAAAGCAGTACAGCTTTTAACACGGAAAAGCCTTGAAAACTTTACTGTTGAGCGTAAAGAACAGATTGCAGAATACCGCGCCGATATGCGCCCGAAAGTTGCTGCACAGGTTGATAATGAGCCGCTTTACAGAGCAGAAAAAGAAGCGGCAGATATGATTACAAGCGGCGGCAAACAGCCTAAAACTATTGCACGCCGGTATATCGACAGCAACGCACAGGAATATAAAGACTGGAAGTCTGAACTTGACCGCGTACAAAGCGATATAAACAGCAGGCTTGACCCGATTATACAGGCACTGGAAGCAGGAATGGGCAATGGTGTTGCTAAAGTAAGAGATGACGCAACAGGGCGTTATATCAGAATTAGCAACAATGACCCGTGGTATAGTGATTTTTATAAAACATATAAACGCACGCCCACAAAAGCGGAACTGCGCGACATGGCATATAAAATTTACGTTGGCAAGGGTTATAACCTGCTGCCGGATAGTGTTGCAAGAAACGCCGACGAAGAAGCTGCCTATGCCGAATTAAAAGAAGATATTGACGGCTTAATGGAATATGAAGAAGAACTGTTAAGCTATAAAGGCGAGATGGAGCAGTACAAAGGCAAAGGGCTTAGTGATGAGGACGCATATACTTTTGATATGCTTGCCGAAGAATACGGATTTAGCAGCGGCGATGATTTGGCAAAAGCAATTTTAGAAAGCCCGACACGCCAACAGGCTATTAAACAGCGTTTGGATGACGAAGTGCAGAAAAAATTCCCTGATATTTACAAGGAACGCCGCCTTGCCGAAGCAGCAACGCAGGAAGCATTTTACAATGATGATACCGGCGCTGTACTTGGGCTGGAAGAACAAATTATTGAGGACGCGGCAAAACGCACTTTAGACCAACAGCGCAACGCAGAACAGCAGCGCCAGCTTGCACAAATGAAACGCCAGCAGGCAAAGGTGCAGGCGCAGGGATATTTGCGCAGCGTACCGTTAAGAGAAGCGCTGCGTATTCAAAAATATATTACAGCAGAGCGCCGTGCAGCTGCTAATGCGGCGACAGCACTTGCCAAAGGTGATTATGAAACTGCGCTGGATTATAAGCATAAACAGCTTTTAAACCACGCAATGGTGCAGGAAAGCATAAACATGAACCGCCGTTATGCGCAGTACGGTAAATTTTTAAACCGCCAGCGTAAGCTGAAAAAGGAAAGCTGGAATAATGAGGATAACTTTATGCAGGTCGGTGCGCTGTTTGCAAGAATGGGGCTGCGTTTGCGTGGGTATGACTCAAGGCTAAAACAGCAAAGCCTTAAAGAATGGGCTGATGCTATGCAAGCCGATTATGACAACGTTGCTATACCCGATTGGATTTATGACGAAAGCAGAACCTTTACCAGCCCGTTAAGCGATTTAACCTTTGACGAATACGAGGATGTTGTAAATGCGCTGAAAAACATTAAAGCCGTTGTTAAAGCGCAGACTATGATGGAAGGCGAAGCCAAAGCAAAAACCTTTGCAGAAACTAAAGCAGAAGGCATGGCCGTGCTTGAAAAGAAGCCAACAAAATATATACCGGACGCAAATGAAAAAGGTAAGGCAAGCGCATTTGCAAAATTTAAACGACAACTGCGCAACAGCGATAACTTTTTTGAAATGATTGACGGCTGGACTTATGGCTGGTATAGTAAGTTTTTTGGTGAAACGGTACGCAAAGCGGCTGACGTTGAAGCTGAACTTACAATGCAGTACGAGGACGCAACACGGCAGGCGTATAAAGAATGGCTGCCGGATAAAGCCGCAAGGAAAGCAGCAAACGCCAAAGTTAAATATGATGAACTTGGTACAAGCGTAACGAAACATACTTTAATTTATATGGCGCTTAACCTTGGCAATGAAAGTAATGCAGCTAAACTTTGCTCTACGGCTGTTAATAGTACATTTAGAGATGATGCTGGCTTCCCAAATTCAAAATTATGGGTTGAGGGTGATATCATTCAAACTAAAAAGAACCTGCTTGAATTTTTGGGCAAAAATTTAACAGCAGCAGATTGGCGGTATGTACAGAAAAAAATTGATATTGCCAATATGTTTTGGACGCAAATGTCTGAACTGGAACGCCGCGATAAAGGCTTTGCGCCGCCGAAGGTTGAAGCGTACCCGGAAATTATTACTTTAGCTGATGGGCAGCAAATTGTATACCGTGGCGGGTATTTCCCGTTAATCCGCAGGCGTGACACTAATAGTCATCCGGCATCGCAGGACGCTATACCGGCTACAACAGGCGGCAGACTGGGCGACAGTATAAGAACGCTGCATACCAATACCGGGCATACAAAAGCACGTGACAATAGCGTTTACCCGATTGACTTAACCGGCGGCGGGGAATATGCTGTTGCAATGGATACCATACACGATATTGCCTTTCGCGAGCCTATGAATAACTTCCGTAAGCTGATGAATGACAGGGAATTTTACAACATGTTGAAATCTAAATTGGGCATTGCAGATATGGAAGCGTTGGAAGAATTTTTAAAGAAGGCCGCGCAACCTTACGGCGGTAGTGGTTTTGCAACATTAAGCGAACGTGATATCGGCAAGTTTATGAGTTTGCTTCGCAACAAAACGGTTAACGCTGCAATTATGCTAAACTTTAAAACTTCGCTGCAAAACCTTGGTAATCCGCTGTTATATGGGCGTGTTGTTGATGGTTTTGGTTATGCTGATGTTTTAGCTGCTTATGCTAATTACCAAAAGAATTGGCAGGGGCGCATCGGTTTTCGCGCTATGCGCGATTTTGTGTATGGTAAAAGCGTGTTTATGCGTGAACGTGGACAGCTGCCGGATATATCGCTGCGCGATATGAAAGACGAAGGCGCAGAACTTAATCCTATTGAAAAGCGTACTATTAAATGGGGTACGCAAATGCTTACCTTTACTGATAACCTTTCGGCATTGCCGGTGTGGTTGCAGGCATATCAGAAAAAGATAAACGCCAAAGCAAGTGAACAGGAAGCTGTACAATTTGCTGACACTGTAATTCGCCGAACACTTGGCAGCAGCAGAATAACCGATGTCGCACCAATACAACGTGGTGGTCCGCTAATGAAATTGCTGACAACATTTCAGGGCTTTTTTAACACGCAGTATAACCAGTGGAACAGGGAATTTAATGTTGTTACAAGGCTGATTAAAGAAGGCCGTTATGGTACTGCCGCCGGGCGAGTAACAGCATTTGCTGCGTCAAAATTCTTACTGTTTAATCTTTTGAACTTGGCATTAGCGTTGGAAAATCCGTTTGACGATGATGACGATGACGGCTGGCCTAAAATTGCAACAGAATTGCTGCATTATCCAATCAGCTTATTGGGCCCGGTTGGCGGCATAGCAAACGCAACGCTTAACAATATGCTGGGCATCCGTGATTATGGTTATAATATGACGGCTATTGAAGGCAGTTTAGATAAATTGTTTAAAGCTGGTAAACTTGTAGGCGATATTGCAGACGGCGATAAAGAGGTTGAAGAAGCAGTAGAGCCAGTAGCTGGTGTTGCAACAATGGCAGCCGGTATACCTAACCAGCTTAACAAACTGTTCTTTAATGCGTGGGATATACTTTACAATGATATGGACGCTGAATGGCGCGATTTGTTTTACCGCCGACCCTCAAGGGACAGGTAATATAAACTTAATAAATTAGCACTCACTTTTATAGTGGGTGCTTTTTTATTGGGAAGGAGCAGACGAATGATAAACACCAGTGAAAGCCGTATCATCTTTAACGGCAATGGAACAGCAACGGAATTTCCGTATTCTTTTGCCATAATTAACGATACGGACGTAAAAGTAATGACCGTTGACCCGGACGGCGTGGAAACCGTACTGGACAGCGATTATTACGTGGATGTAACCGCCAGCAAGGTAATTTACCCCGGCTATCCTCCGGGCGAAGAACCTGCCGAAAGCGAGCGCCCGCCGGTACTTCCGACAGGCTGGCAGCTTGTTGTGTATAGGGATATACCCATTACGCAGGAGGCAAACTTGGGTAACGTATGGCCCTTTAATGTTATCGAGGACGCGCTGGACAAAATAACGATGATACTGCAAAATGCGTGGGATAATTTTAACCGGTGTTTAAAGTTGTCAGTAAGCACGCCAGTCGATGTTGATACCACCGTTCCTACGCCAGAGCCGGGCAAAGCCTTTGGTTGGAGTAGTGACGGCAAAAAAATCATCAACATTGATAATCCACAAGAAGTCTACAACCAAACTGTTGCCATTAGAAATGAAGTAGCAGATATGGAAGACAATGTAGAGAATATACAGAGTGATGTTACAGATAAATGGCAACAAGTAGCGGATTTAGCAGAAGAAGTAGAAGCTGACAGGCAGGAAACAGCAAATAACGCTTATGAAGCAAATCTTGCTGCTGACCGTGCGGAAGCAATGGCGGCACAAGTTGAAGTGTACGACCCTTTAACAACATATGAACCAGGCGACGTTGTAATGACGCCGGAAGGGGATACATACCGCTGCATAGCTGAAAGCACTGGCGAAACGCCTAACAGCAGCAATAAATGGGTGCTTATTACGCAGGTTAAATACGAAACATTTGAACTTGATGTAAACGGCGATTTACAGCCGCTTTACGTGCCGAAGACGTCAACCAATTTTGAAATTGACGAAAACGGCGATATTATGCCTATTGAGGATTAAGGAGTTGATTTAATGAGCACAAAGAACATTGTGCCGCGTGCTGACGGCGAGGGCAGTTTAGGTACTGCTGCTAAACGCTGGGGCGACGTGCAAAGCAAAAAGGTTACTTCTGAGGGTGAAGTAAGTGCCGGGAGTGTAACGAGCACAGGAGCGATAACGGGAGCGAGTGCGGCAATAACCGGTG